CATAATCACTGAATTCTAAGTCTTCCATAGATAACCTCATTTATGAATGGATACGCGAATAGATACGCGAATAGATACCTCATGCGGTGAATAATCCCCGCATTGTACAAAAGAGTATCCCATAAGGTCCGATAGACCCTATAGGATCGGCTTTTATACCTTAATTAGTAAATCGGCCGGCCAGTGAGCCATGAACCACGATAGTTGGTGAGCCTTTTCTACCTGTTCCACCATCGCACGCCATGCAATCGCCACAAGTCTTCTTTTTACCGGCTTCTTTACTTGCCGGACATTGAAATTCCCCGGCCATTATCGGCTCATCACTGGACCGGACCCGGAACGTACGGAATCGGCGTGCAATTGCTTCAATTCTATCGGCTTCGCTGTCGGCGGATGCCATGACTAGACTCATAAGCTTCAAGCTTTTAGCTGATTTAAATTTGCGCCATTGATGAGTGTAGCCGGTATTCCCGGCCGCATTCTCTAATAGGCTTTCCCATATATGGAATGGCACGGCCGCGGGGTCCCCATATGTCCCAAGCCTAACCTTACGACCGGTGCATTCTATTGCCGCTTGCATAGGGTTAAATGGATAGATACCACGCAACACACCGGACATAACTGACCGTGGTCCCTGTCCCAGGTTAACGTAGCATGATCCACCCAATCCCCTCCGGTGCTTACAATCACCACATACGGCCGCATCTTCCAGGATTCGAGCCGATACAACCGGCGATAATCCATTATCTGCCATGATGTAAGTCTGGACCATATTACCGGTTTTAGAATTGGTGCTATTAGTAATTGCAATTACGACAATAGGCTTGCCGTTTAATTCTGATTTGCCACGATACAGGATATAACCACTAGGCTTCTTAGATGTCTTCATTTTACTTCCTCTGATGTAATGGGTGTTTAAAGTGTTCCCCTATGGGATTGCTCCCATAAGATAAGACTCTATAAGCTTTTTAGTTCCGCCTTAATCCTTTTGGCAGTTTCACCACGCCAGGCGCCGGCATTACATAGGAAGTATGCGACTATTCCACGCCCGCTATCGCATCCGTAAGTATCATTAATCGATGATAGGCTATACATGGCGTCAAGATAAGGTACGGCCGCATAGTTAGGCTTTTTCCAGTCTGATGCTATTTCGTGCGCTATGACGTGTATATCCCTCATACTGATACCCTCCCAGAACCGATTGTGAAATAATAATAACTCTCATCATAACCATACCCCATATTACAGGTATCCCATTGCAGGCCGTGCTTATCTTTTAAAGCTTTGACCGCTGCCGTATGGTTTGGAGTTTCATTTAAAGAATAATCCCATGGGATAGTCACCGAAAGACTGCCGGCAATTGCTTTGACGCGTGCGCCATGATGGTTAGTTGGTGAAAGGTATTTTGTTTTGATTATCTTCATAATGTGAACCCCTCATAGGAGCGGATGATGGAATCATCATGGCGGCTACATATCTCTGTTATCTCAACCGGCTTTCCCCTGGCTTTCATCTCATTCATAAAGCAGTTAAGATCGCCGTCCTCTTCCAGGTATACATCCCCTCCGTATTGATATGAATAATGGGATATCTTGTCTAGAATGCCAAGGTCCATTAATTCCAGCCTGTTAACCTGTAACCAACCATGGCCAGGGTCTGAATGGAATGTATACATCATGCTACACCCCCACCAATTAGCAGAACTAAGATTAGTAGAGCGAACATTCCGGCTACTGACAACACTTCTAATATATATAACATGGCAGTTCCTTTTATGTAATGTGCGAATGGTGCACGAAATAAGTATCGGTCAATTGCATACATATTGTCAATAGTCTAGGACAAATATATATAATGTGAGTCTTCACTTTCGCTGAAAGGGTATTAAATGGGATTCGTGTTACCAGAGAAGCCAGTGATTGAGAGGGTAGAAAGGGAAGATGGGAGGAAATTTTGTGTTGTCCCATTGCGTGCGTTCAGAGAGAAAAGGTTATCTCTCTCTCAATTAAGGATCCTGGGACTATATGCTTCCTATTGTAACAATGCGGGTATGTCATTCGTTAGTTGTACCGCTCTAGGGAGGGATTATGGATGTAGCAAATCCTACATGGCATTGATGCTACAAAAGATTGAGAAGGTAGGATATATCGTTAGAGTTAAACGCCACGGGGTGCCTGGTATTCGTGGTTGCGTGCGTAGGATGGTTTACGATACCAGTATTAATACAGAGGACGCAATAGGGATATCCCAGGATACATTGATCGAGCCAATACATCCATTAAAGGGAGTTAAGATGAGCGCAATAAAGAAGAGTAGAGGTAGGCCACGCAAGGTTAAAGAGATAACAGAGTGCGATAGTGGGAATAAGGTAACAGAGTCTACCGTCAATCCTATACAAAGTGGAGAATCACTCTTGAATTGGGGGGAAGTTATGGGTATAAGTGGGAATTCTGTAAGAACTGAAGAGCATATTCTTATTCTGGAAAGAATGACAGAGTCTGGAATAACTCTAACTCAGCTTCGAGTGTACCTATCCACGCTGTAGCGTCACTGTCACCACACTCTGACCCCCTCATTCCCATCTGGCGATATACACCTGATATGGCACGCTGAGCACGCTGTCCATATGTACACACTGCGCAAGGTGCTGATTACATTACACTTGTGGCGGAAGGCACCTTACCCCCCCCCCACCCTACCGGTAGCGGTGAGGGGCTTCCTCTCAACTTTTCGGTACTTTTCTGAAACCTCTCAACTTTTTCCCACTTTCTAGTGGATTAGTACCTGATTTCAGCTCCGGTTTCCCACTTCTGTGTTGATGTGTTGTATTGAGCTTGCGATTCCCACTTCTGCTTACCACTTAGCTATGTGGTGTTTTGAATTTTATATATAAAATTGTTTTTGGTAACGGAACCTGATAGAAGAGGTACGTATTAAGTATATGTTTTACAGAAGATCACGGTATAGCGGTGGGACTAAGTATGCGATGAGGTGGGATTTTAGAGACAGATAGAACCTTACCCGTATAATTAAAGGGAAAGATCCTAAAAGGATGTGTCTTCTTGTTTATCTAGGCTAGAGAGTTATCTCTCAGTAGACTGTGCCCCGATAATTCCTTGTAGATCCAATCCTGGCAAGGTAACTAAGGAAACACTTACTGTACGCCACGTTTATCCGCATCTGTCAGACACTACATTTGCGAGGGGTGGGTTATGCCCCCAAGACATAATAATATATCCATCTCTCCCTAATAGCAAGTTATATTTATCTTGCAGTATTTATTAAAGATAGCTTATACTTCTGTATGACTGATGCCAGCAGAGGTTAAGATGTTAATGCTTCCATATCCCCCTTCAGTTAATACTTATTGGAGAGCTAATGGGAATAGACGGTTCATATCTAAAGCTGGAGTTATCTTTAAGAAAGCTGTAGCGGATTATGTATCTGAGAACAATGTACCTAAGTTAGGGGATGCGAGACTGTCTGTATGTATTATCGTATGTCCTAGAAGCAAGAGATTGTTTGATATAGATAATATATGTAAAGCAGTATTGGATAGTTTGATGGATGCTGGTGTATATGACGATGATAGCCAAGTAGATAAGCTGTATGTACAAAGAGGGGTTCCATTTAAGGGTGGCAGATGCTTAGTCGCTGTAGATGTGATCCCACAGACGGAGTGATGAATGTCAGATAGTTTCGCAAAGAAGATACCATCCTTGAAGAATTACGGTGGTATCAGGACGATACAGAGTGATTTAAAGAGATCTGCAACACTAGAAGCTAACAAGGAGGCGGTATCCTACGCCTTGTTATCTATGGCTAACACTAAGCTCACGGATATCATGTCGTGGGATGCTCAAGGTAACATTACAGTAAAGCCATCTAACGAGATCCCAGAGCACGCACTCCAAGCCATTAAGTCCATTAAGTGCAATACTAGGACTGATAAGGATGGTAACTCCTACAATACCCTAGATATAGAGCTGTTTGATAAGGTTGGAGTGCTGAGATTGCTTGCGAAAGCCTCTGGATTGCTGGATTCTCCACAAGACTCTGATAAACCTAGTGTTATTGGTATTAATATTAGGACACCAGACATTATTGAGAACGGTTCTCCTGATGTCTAAGACTAAAGAACGTAGCCAGAAAGAGGTTGGGGTTGCCGGTCTTAACCTTGACTTCAGTAAATCACCAGTAGTCTACGACTTCATACGCTCAGATTCCTTTGTTAGAGGCATTATGGGTGCCGTAGGTAGCGGTAAGTCATATGCCTGCTGTGCTGAGATAATGCTGCGAGCTGTTAAGCAGAAGCCATCTCCTATAGATGGGATAAGGTACACCCGCTTTGCTATCGTTAGAAACAGTTATCCAGAACTGAAGACCACTACTATCAAGACTTGGATAGATATGTTCCCAGAGAATACCTTTGGACATATGCTGTGGACCCCACCTATTACTCATCATATCAGACTGCCATCTAGGGGCGGTGCCGCTGGTATTGATTGCGAAGTCATCTTCCTTGCGCTAGATCAGCCCAAGGATGTCAGAAAGCTACTGTCCCTTGAGCTTACCGGCGCTTGGGTTAATGAGGCGCGAGAGCTGCCAAAAGCAGTCATCGACGGACTTACCCATCGGGTTGGTCGTTACCCCACACAAAGGGATGGTGGCCCCTCTTGGCATGGCATATGGATGGATACTAACCCAATGGATGACGATCATTGGTGGTTCCGTATGGCAGAAAAGGAAAAGGTTACTGGTAAGTATGGATGGGAGTTCTTTAAACAACCAGGTGGAGTTATAGAGGTTGCTCCTGGAGATCTCCCTGAGAACCCAGAAGCTAATGACCATATCTTTGCATCAGGTAGGTGGTGGAAGATCAACCAGAGGGCTGAGAACATCAATAACCTGCCTCCTGGTTATTACATACAGATGCTTGCCGGCAAGAACTTGGACTGGATCAGGTGTTATGCAGAAGGTAAGTATACCTATGTGCAAGAAGGTAAGCCTGTCTGGATTGAATATAACGATGCTCTAATGAGTGGGGACGTTGAATACGACCCATCCCTGCCCATACAGATAGGTTTAGACTTTGGATTAACCCCTGCCGCGGTTATAGGCCAACGTTTAAACAATGGTAGATGGATAGTCCTGCACGAGATAGTTACTTCTGACATGGGTCTGGAGAGGTTTGGCCAGCAATTACTTGCTGAGTTAAATGCGAGGTTTCCTAATGCCCAAGTAATGATATGGGGTGATCCTGCTGGTATGCAGCGGGACCAGATCTATGAGGTTACAGCGTTTGACCACCTTAGAACACTAGGACTTAGGGCGCAGCCCACTCCATCTAATGACTTTAAGGTAAGGCGCGAGTCTGGTGCAGCTCCGATGCAGAGGCTAATCGCTGGGAAGCCTGGCCTGATTGTATCTACTTCCTGCAAGATGCTTAGAAAGTCCCTGTCTGGCGGCTATCACTTCAAGAGAATCTCTGTTGGAGCTGGGCACGAGAGGTTTAGAGATGCGCCGAACAAGAATGAGCACTCCCACGTAGGTGATGCGTTTGGCTACCTGCTGCTTGGTGGCGGTGAGCACAAAAGGATGACCAGAAGCACACAGTCTCATTCCTCTACAATCTTTGCTAAGACAGTTATTAACGCTGACTTCGATGTATTTGGACATTAAAGAGGTTATTAAACACTTGCCGCGTATTGCTGGCGTGGAATATAGGCCATCAGAGATAGGTGATGTAGATAATATTGCTGCTGTAGAGTTTTGGGGGCTGACAAGTGAGCATCTTGCTGTTTTAAAGCAAACCATTGAAATACAAAGGAGATATGGCGCTTACTCCTTGACAGTGTACCTACATAACAAACCTGTAGCCTTGTTTGGCTGCATACTAATGTGGCATGGAGTTGCTGAGTTGTGGGCATTGCTTAGTAAGGATACATTCAAGAGGCCGTTAGCCTTATCTAAGTGCGCTCTAACCTTCGCTGACATCTGTGAAATATCCTTAAAGTTGCATAGATTGCAGATTCATGTTAAAAGCAGTAATGAAAGAGCTGTTAAATGGGGCGAATTCTTGGGTTTTAGTATTGAAGGTAAGTTAATTCAATTTACTCAAGACAAACAAGATTGTTACATAATGTCTAGGAGGTAGTATGGGTGGAGGCGGAGGCGGTGGGGCAGCAGCAGCAGCGGAGCAGCTCCAAATGCAAAAGGAAGAAACCTTAAAGTTGGCAGCCGATGCTGATGCTACCAAGATCAAGCTGGCAGAGGAACTTGCTGCTAAGAGGAAAACCAGACTTACCGGTGGTAACAGAGCGCTTCTCTCGCAAGAAAGGATGGCTCCTGAAACCGGCGTTATGTCAGAGTCTCTAGGTGCTGGTATTAAATAGTAATGCCAATTACTGTACTAAGGGATTCGACTGATACCCATTCTATTAGCGTATCGCCAAGCTATACAGACAAAGACTCTGTACAGCAATTGGTTGGCTCTGACAAACCGTTTCCAACGGTAGATGTTAACCACCTTAGATTACATGAGGGTCGTGCGTTCTATCTGTACACTACCCGTAATGATGGCAATAAGTTAGCCTCCGGTGCAAGTCTTGATATAGCCATTGCGTTTGCCAGTGGAGTATCTGCACACCTAATAGCTGACTATCAGTGCGGTGGCTCTGCTGAGTTTTATATATACGAAGGCTCAACTGTTAGTGGTGGGACTGCTGGAGTTGCGCTCAAACGGCATAGGTCCTCTACAATTGCTAGTCAAAGCGCCTCAATCATTGCTCCAACTGTCTCCAGTACAGGAGCAGAGGTGTTTGCTGGCTTAATCTCTAGCGGCCAAGGATCAGGCGGGACTGGTGGGTCGGCAGGAATATCTGAATACGTTTTAAGCCCGTTGACTACCTATTTATTTCGTGTTACTAATCGCAGCTCACAAGCTGAAATAGCTCATGTCCACTTGGAGTGGTATGAGTAATCGTGCAACTTGCTGAAACTAAAGGTTAATTATGGACTATGGCGATAGGAAGGATGGTTCTGCAAAAGGCAGTGGATTCTTTGGCGAGCTTGAGCGTCCAGATGGCGGTGTATCAACAGAAATATCTGTTGGGGTTGGCATGAATGGTGAGGAAATGGACATCCCATTGATTGTCCCAACTCTTAATAAAAAAGAACTTGATTACTTGTTAAAGACAGATCTTAAGGATAAATCTTTTTTTAGCAATATGCCGAGATCTATAATGAAAAAAGCATTTGACCACGCGAGCACTCGTGTTAAAGCTGGCAAGTCCCCATTTGCTGATGACGACGAAGCTTCTGACGCTCCAAGCAAATGATATTTAGGGTGCATAAAACTTTAAAGGTTTACTATGGATAAGAAGCTGACCGTTGCTGACATTTTAAAAAGACATGACATAGCGATCAGGAAGAAAGAGGACTTCAGAAGCCTGTACGATGACGCTTATGAGTTCGCTTTGCCACAACGTAACCTGTATGACGGGTTCTACGATGGGAACGTAGGTGGGGCAAAGAAGATGAACCGTATCTTTGATGCTACAGCCATCAACTCAACCCAAAGATTTGCCAATAGAATCCAATCTGGCATCTTCCCTCCACAATCTAAGTGGTGCCGACTTGAGCCTGGTCCAGATATCCCTTTGGATAGACGGGTTGAAGCTCAAACAGCACTAGAAGTCTACAACGACAAGCTGTTCGCTGCAATTAAGCAGTCCAACTTTGACATCGCCATGGGAGAGTTCCTCCTAGACCTGTGTGTTGGCACCGCTGTTATGATGATTCAGCCAGGTGATGACGTTAACCCTATTAACTTCATACCAGTACCGCAATTCCTCGTGGCTTTTGAGGAAGGTGCTAACGGTAAAGTGGATAACGTCTACCGCCGGATGCGTATTAAGGCTGAGTCCATCCAGCAACAGTGGAGTGACGCTATCATTGAGGGCAGGCTTAAGACTCTGGTTGAGAACACTCCAACAGAAGACGTGGAATTGCTTGAGGCAACCATATTTGATGCAGAAAAGAGTGAATTTATGTATTATGTGATACACAAAGAGAGTAAGTCTCAGATTGTGTACCGCAAAATGAAGTCTAGCCCGTGGATTGTTGCACGTTACATGAAGGTGGCTGGGGAGATATACGGCAGAGGTCCGTTAATTACAGCGCTTCCAGATATTAAAACGCTCAACAAGACTCTTGAGCTTGTCCTGAAGAATGCAAGTCTAGCAATCGCCGGAGTCTACACCGCTGCTGACGATGGCGTGCTCAATCCCAACACGGTACAAATAAGCCCTGGTGCCATCATACCTGTTGCCCGTAACGGTGGGCCACAAGGTGAGGCTCTGAAGCCTTTGCCTAGAGCTGGTGACTTTA